AATTTTACATAATGGTAATGTCAAGCAGTCTATAACTCCATAAAAACTTTTTATAGATATACTGATACCCGGCCCCTTATCTCATTCAAATCGTATGCCCGCTGAACCCTAAACCGAAGGACAGGAAGCCCAGCATTAACAAGGGCAGCATCCAGGAAGCTATCACGACGCCGCCTAGCACCCCAAGCATGAGAAGAATCATCAAGCTCTATAACCAACCGTGGAGATAAAGTTTTAGAATCACAAATAAGAAAATCCACATGCTTAGCAGAAACCCTATTCAAATAAACAATTTTCTTTGGAATATCAGGAACATAAAGCACATCAAGAAGACGCACCTTAGCAAAAACCTTAACATCAAAACCTTCCAAAGCCCTAAGCAAAACCCCATAAAAAGAACGCTCAGCCGGAGAAAAAAAGTATTTTCTCCTTTTATAAGGATAAGTTTCATCCNCCCGCCGAAAGTATCGCTTCAACAACACCACCGCAACAGCCACCAACAACACCAAAATAAAAACTAACAAAACCTCCATTACGGTATCCCCCTTTAAAAAGGTTCTCCTTCAACCCACCTCTACCAACCGCCACTCACGAGGCCGCCGATAAAAACACTCACAACCCAAAAACCAACCACCAGCATCGTAAAGCTCAACATAAGCATCACCATCGCGCCACTTAAAACCATCCCCCATATCCTTAAGCCCCAAACCAAAAGCACAAAACCACTTTACAGCGCGAATAAAATTTTTCCAAGACTGCCGAAAATACCCCTCAATTCTAGAAGAACCTATACGCCTTACCCCCTCAAAAACCACTGAAAGAGCCTTACCCATATACTTCATAAGATAAGACAAAGATGCCTTACGAACAGTCCTCACATCAACATTGCCGTATTTCCAATAACGCTGTATCCGCCTAACATCATCAGCCCCAAACCCCACATAATCAACAAAACAAACCAACACATGCCAATGCAAAACCCCCCTCCGCTGCTCCTCAACGGTCCAAAGATAAACCAAATCACCATAATAGCGCCTCAGCTTGACAAAAAAGGGATGCAAAATATTAGGCTTATAACTTTCAACCCTCTGAGTAAGGGTTATATGCTTAAAATATGTGTAAGGCAAAGTTCTTATTTTATTAAGAAAACCTAAAGCAAGACGCCTCCAACGAACCTCACCCTTTTTAAAAACAACCACTTCACCTGACACCTTATGCTTTAAAACCACATACTGCTCATTACACCGCTCATTCATAAATGTTTCACTTGTTACCATATATTACCAAGTCCCCAACAGAATCCCTGATTTCCNCCCCCCCGGCAGGAGCCGTCGAACCCAGAACCTCAGAAGAACTCTCAGCCCCCGACACTTGCCGACTGACTCCCCGGTTGAAACGACTCCTAACGGCTTTATCCTGCCGGCCCCCCTCAAGGGGGGCATCACCTAAGGGGCGAGAAGAGCGACGAGAATAAACAAAATCGGCGCGCACCGGAACCCTTGAGTCCTTGGACGCATAAACAGCATAGTAACCAACAATCTCACTATCCACACTATCCACACCATCCTGAACCTCAGAACAGTTAACGAAAGCACCACGAGCCAGAGATTGCGCTTGAACACGCAACATAGATGACGAAACCTGAGAAGATGCAGAAGAAACTTGAGGAACGGCACTTTTAGGCCGAGCTTCAGCCGGCTGCCCCCCCAGCGGCTTACGCTCGGCACCTCGTAAAAAAGAATCAAAAAACAACTTGAATCCTAAAACCACCAACAAAACCAAAACAAAAAAAACCAACGCATAACGCCTTAAGGGACGAGGAGACCCCTCAACCTCTTTGGCAGTCCCCTGAAAACTTTTATACAAAGCAAACACACGAGGAGAAGGCCGCAAAGTCTTACGACCTATTACCTGATTATCAACTAAAAATCTATAACGAAACTCACCGACAAATGATAGAGACCGACGAGCAGGCTCAACAACATACTCAGCCAATTCAACTATATGCTTGCAGAGAAACGATAAAGATTGACATATCAAATAAATATCATGCCCCAAATGACGATGATACTGGAAATAAAAGAATACATCACGATTATAAAACTTTGAATGGAAATATCTCTGCGCCTCATCAACAAGTATCAAAACCTGGCCAGAATACTTAGAACGCAAATACTCAACAGTAAAAAAAACCTCAAAAGAACCAGCCTCACGGATAGCATCATCCAAAGATACATGTGGCAACCTAAGAGCCTCAATATTAGTTATCAAAACCAAACCAGATGCCTTAGGAACCCAGAAATCCAAAGTGTCATCCCACTTGTAATAATTTGACACCAAATGATTAACGGCATAGTAAGTCTTTCCCGCACCTATTCGCCCAGCAATTACCCGTATCACCGCAAAAAAGGAACCAATCGTAAAGTAAACCTAAATGCCAGAGCCGAAAACAACAAAGAAAAACCCTCTGGTATCCGCAAATGATAAGCTAACCAACCAGCAAACCCTGTAAACTGCACCAACAAAGGCTCAGAGCCAGAACCAACAGATGCACCAACAACATCCATTAACCCCTGCAGTATTTCAGCAAAAACATTTATTAAAACAACAGGCAAAACAGTCACGAAGAGCCCCCACAGCACAATCTTCAAAGCCACAAAGCGAGCAACAGAAGACGACAACAAAGAACCAACTAAGCCAAGCACCCATGTCAATAAGGCACTCATATTAAGACCCCCACGCTATAAAAAAAGCAGCTATACCACAAACGACCACAAAAAAAGCTCCAAACAACTGAAACCAAGACGCCAAAGGACAAAAATTTATCCTTATAGGACGGTCAAACACCTCACCAGAAAACTCACAGCGCCCTGGAACAGCCTCAACCGCCGAACCCTTAATTACCCCTACCAAAGGGTTATCCACTACGAACCCCTTTAAATCCTCCACCCAATGCGCCTTATCAGGAACCTCAAGCTCAGTATTAAAATCAGGAGAAACAACATCAGGAGCAGGCCAAGAACCAACATCGCCAAAAGTATCACCATCTGATACCCCATTAACTACCCCATCAGTAGCCCCATTAGCTATGCCAGAAGTCCCATTATCTATTCCACCAGAACCACCGTCATCTACCCCGTCAGAGACTCCCCCATCTGTTCCGTCAGCTGTTCCGTTATTCACACCACCACCAACAGCAGCATCATCCAAAACCCAACTTATAGGCGAATCATCCACATAAGCATACATCCCTAAAAGCTTATCCGCCAAAGAATACTCCATACAGCACTTATCACTCAAAACATCCCCAATCATTAAATTAACTCTNCCCTCCTGGTCTATCCCATAAGATATATCAATACAACCACCACTATACACAAACGCAGGAATTAGATTATTATATTCAGCCCGCCAGGCGTTTATTTCCTCCATACAAGGATATATCACCGGCATATCAGGATCACAAGTAGACAAATATATAACTTCACCAGAAACTAAACGAGAAGGAAAATCCACCAAACGGTCAGAATTAGTATCCAAACATTCAGCATCACGAACAGAAGGTAAAATCTGAATACCGGCCTCACAAGGTTGCACCGTCTCATATATCAGATAATCATCACCATACAAATCACAGCCTTCACATTCAACCCATCGCTCATATAACCTATACCTTAACTGACACCCAGGAGAGTAGTAAAATACTTTATAATTTACAGCCTTAGCATNCCCGCCAAGACACGGTATAACTCCATACTCCTTAACAGTCTCACAAGTTCCAACTAAAGGCCCTATTTCCTCAGGAGTAGTTATTGCATTACGATAAAGATAACTTTTTACGGTGTCCCCACCAAAATAACAATACCTAAAAACCTTAAACTGTCCACTATNCCCGTCCCCGGTCTTTTCCCCAGCCAAACCGCCATGACCAGGACAATCACTACGAGTGTAATTCTCCCAAGGAGAATAAACCCACTCCGCAGGATCATACTCATAACGCCAAACAAAACCACCCTCAGAAACTGAAACAAAGAAAAAAACTTGAAGAAAAACCAAAAACCACAACAAAGAAAAACCACCCCCAAAAAAAAAAGAATAGGGGCCCCAGAATAGGGCCCCTGATCCTTTAGCTCCTGTTTCCGAGCTTCACCACCTTCTTAATAGCCCAGATGGAAGCAATCGCAGCAATAACGATGCCAGCAAGCTGGTAAACAGGAGTCACATCAATAGTTATCGCCGAAAGGTCCAACNCCTCCAATTCACCCCCTTTCGCACCCGGCTACGAAGCCGAGATAATAGCGTAAAAAACCAAAGCAGCGCAAACTATACCTGCAAGCCCCATTAAAAACTGATAGTCCTCTGGGTTTAAACTCAACCCTGGAGGCATCAACTCCTCGCAATCACCCGCACAAGCAAACTTACAGCAAACCCCAGAAGCCCAAAAAACGCCACAAGAGTAAAAAAGTAATCAAAACTTTCAACCCCCGTAATCCTTACCACCTTCAAAGTAAATTCCCCAAGCTCCCAAATCGACATATCAACCCCAGGTTTTCCAAATTATCCTTTTCCACCCACAAGAACACTCAAACATCACTGCTTTATAACCCAAAACAGGCACCACCCTTACATCCACAAAAGAACCACACCGCTGACACCACACCACTATTTCACCTCAAAACAAACACGAACAAACGCATTCGCCTTAATCTTAACATCAGAGCCCACCTTATAACGGTCATGCCCGCCATCCGTCATAACAGTTACAACATCATTCCCGCCATCAGGCCTTGCAACCAGCACCTGCACATAAGAATTCCCCTTTTTGCTCGTCCCCTTATTAATCACCTTNCCCGACACATCAATCAACATCACCAACACCTCCATATTTATAGTCATCCCGCCAAGGACAGGATACGCGATACCCCTTAGAACGAAGAAACCAGATCACCTCAACATCAGAGAAGGGGAGAGGCTCCCAGACCAAAAACCCCTTAGAACGCAAATAAGCAACCCAAAAATCCTCAGGATAATCCTCTAAAGAACTCTTACGAAAAGAAAAAGTAGATAAATAAGGATAAGCCTTATCTAAAAGCCGAAGCATAGAACCCACCCAATTCGAACTACGACCCAAAGACTCAAATTTTTCCCTAAAGTTAGACCTTCTAAAAGTAAAAACCAACTGACCATCCTCATAAAAGGCATACTCACCAGAGCCAAGATACTCAAAACGATAGCGAGCTTTCGACCCCCTCATAACTATCTTTCCGTCACCTCCACCACCAGTATAATTTTACATAATGGTAAT